AGTGATCTTGACTATTATTATGAAATTATTCCTTCTTCAAAGAATGATCAATTGATCATCTATGCATATTCTGTAGATAATAATGGTATGAGCGTTGTTTTTGAAGGACGGTTGAAAGAATTTATTGACATATACGGTGGTTCTGATACAAAGAAGATGTGGAACACGTTGGACAAGTCGCCCAACAAGCTTTATGAAGGAGCATGAACATGGATACCGTCACTTGTCTCATAATCTTTGGTCCATTGATTGCTCTGTCAATTGGCATGGCAATCGGTCTGGCTGTTCTCAACTGCATGGAGAATTTCAATGGCTAATAAGGGTCACATTCTCTTGATTGGTGATAATCAAGGTATCTTCATTCCCCAAACTTTTGCTGAACGATATTCAGATAGTTGGAATTTGGGGAATTCTGATGCTCTGGATATTCTTAAGGAAGGACCAGATCATCCTGAGTATTGGGAGTCATGGGAATGTGTTTTAAATGAAGCAACTCTCAGAGATAATGATAACAATTATTGGAGATTGTATCAAGACGGTGATGTATGGATGTTCTGCAGTGAACTGATGAAAGATGACGAGTATGAAAACTTGTTTGGTGTAGAAAGAGAGAAAGAAGATGAGAGATATTTTTATTATAAGTGACACTCACTTTGGTCATGAGAACATCTTGACCTTCAAGGATGATGATGGCAATCCTGTACGTACATTTGCTGATGCAGATGAGATGGACGCCATCATGATTGAGAACTGGAACAAGACGGTAAAAGATAATGATATCGTCTATCATCTGGGTGATGTGTTCTTTGGGAAAGGGCATCAGGTTCTGTCCTTTCTCAAGGGTCGTAAGCGTTTGGTTCTAGGCAATCATGATAATCCAAAGAGTGATTATCTGATGAATAACTTTCAGAAGATTATGTTGCTCCGTCACTTCCCTGAGTTTGATTGTGTCCTTACTCATATTCCTATGCATGAAAGCGGCATGTTCAAAGTCAATTACAATGTGCATGGGCATATTCATCAGAAGAAATCTCCTTCTGAACGTTATATAAATTGTTCTGTAGAGGTAATTAATTATACCCCTATGGCAATTGAAGAAGTTATGCGAGGTAAAATATGACTGATGATGAAGCAGATATTTACTATGACCGTTGGCTTGTTGCTAAGAACAGAATCAAGCAACTTGAAGCTGGTATCATGGATATGAAGCAGACAATTGCTAATAAAGAAGACGAGATTGAACGACTAGGAGCTAATGTCGAACAAATGCAAAAAGACTTAGATTTGGTATTTGAGTATGATAGCAATCTCTTGGATCATTTGAAGGGGTGGAAATGAATTGGAATTGTAGAATTTGTAATGTAGAATTTGTTCGTGATGAAGTCTGTGTCACATGTGGCGCTGAAAAACTTTATGATGCTACTGTCAAAAGTTTACAAGAAGATGTAGAGCATTATAAAGAAGATGCTCACTATGCCAATGGTGTTGCTGAACTTGCAATGAGGCAACGCAATGAAGCAGAAGCAAAAGTTGATGATCTTGAGGCTGAGATTCTACGCCTCAGAGCCAAGTGTGACATGCAAGCTAACATTCTTCGCAAGTTGACACCAGAGAAGTTTCCTAATACACTATTCATTAGTGGGGTTCTTGGTGAGCGAGATTCAAACAACATGCCTCAAAAGCTTCTTGTCGTTCCTGCATATGGCGTAGACTTTAGCTATATCTATGAGCGTACAGAAAAGACAACGGGACCAGAGTGGTAATATGGCTGGCTATCAATCAAAGAAGCTACTAGCTGAAAGTAGGGAGAGTGAAGTGAGATATTCATTAGTAAGAATACATGATGGTGTAGGAGATTCTGGACCCATGTGCCAGATACTCGATCCAGAAAATTATCAACCTATCGAAGGTGAGAACCGCCCCCGTATTGGGTGCGGTATTCGTGTTGGTTCTTTTTATGGAAGAACATATGAGATGCAGGATTGGTGGCAGACTACTCCTGTGTTGGAGATTCTTGAAGAGCGTGAGGACTATATGAAGTTCAGGACACGTAATTCAGAATACGTATGGAAGGTTTTTTGATATGAAGAGAAAATATAATGAATTGCCATCAACAGAACTTCTAAATGAATTGCTTTCATATGATGGAGTGACAGGCAAAATATATTGGAAGCCAAGAGCATTACACCATTTTAAGAATGATACAGATTACAAGAGATGGAATATGCAACATGCTTATAAAGAAGCTGGTTGTTATGATAGAATACGAAACTATCCTGTGTATCGTAGTATAAGCATTACTATTAAAAATAAAAATATAAAATATAGTGAACATAGATTAATATATAAAATGGTACATGGTGTTGATCCAAATGAAAAAGAAATAGATCATATTAATGGTATACCAGATGATAATAGAATTTCAAATTTACGATTAGTTACTGGTCAAGAAAATTCTATGAATAGACCAATGGGTAAAAATAATAAATCTGGTTATATAGGCGTCTATTATATAGAATCAACTGATACATGGTTTGGTAGTTATGCTGGACATAAAAAAGGATTCAAAACTAAAGAAGAGGCAATTGAATATACAGCATATTTGCATATGAAATACGGTGTCCATCCCAACCATGGAAGAAAAAGTCTATTGACAAACTCATAAAATATGATATCATGACTCGTTAACTATAGGAGTATGTAATGAACGTCAGAGCTTTTATGGAAAGTTTGAATTTGAAGTACCATGCTAAAGCAGTTGGTATTGGGCTTGGATATATAGCTATAGCATTTGCTGTTATGTCTGCTTTAGCAGTATTTTTCACTGCTTTGATAAACACATTTGGAATTCAAGTCATTCCTCTTATTCTTATGATTGGTGTTTTAATTTTGTTTGCGTGGATGTTTGGTGATATGCATATGTTTAAAAATGATAATGAGAGGATTGGGAAATGAATAATATTCTTGTAGCTATTTTATCCAAGACACCAAGACCAGAAACAATAGAAAGTGTCTTTGGTTTGCATGTACCTAATGATTCCAAGTTGAGTATCAAGTTCTTTGATGGTCACAAGACTGATATGTATAATAAGATAGCTCAAGAAGTAATTGATAATTACGACTACGTTTTCTTTGTTGATCAGAATGTTAAGTTTGAACCAGATACACTGGTAAAACTTTTTGATTTCAATGTTGATATTATCAGTGCAACTATTCCTCAGAAGTTGTCTGATAAGTATTTGCTTGAAATGTTTGATGCGAATGGTGATGCTCTCAGGTTTGAAGATATCTTCAAGCAACCTTTGTCTCAGGCAAAGGCTATTCCTATGGTGTGTTGTTTGATTAAGAAGGGTGTTTTTGAAACTATCACTACACCTCACTTTATTGATATGGAAGGAATCCCATCTGATTATAGGTTCTTTGTAAGGGCAGACGTTGAATACAGCTATGATCTAAACTTTTTTGCATTCATTCAGTGCAGCCGAATTAGTGACTATGAATTTAAGATCAAGCATATGTCATATGAGGAAGCACGATTCCGTGAACTTTATATGCAAGATTTGCTTCCAGTTTCACACAGAGAGTATCTTGCTAAGTTGAATAGTGAAGGTTATAAGCCAAAAGTAATCTATGATATTGGCGCTTGTGTTCTTCACTGGACGAAGAAGATAAAGGAAACTGTATGGAATGATTCGCAGTACTTTTGTTTTGAAGCAATGGAAGAAACTGAATTCTTGTACAAGGAATTTGGAGTTGATGGTTATCATAACGGTGTATTGACTGATGTTGATAACAAGCCTCTTGATTTCTATAAGAGCATTTATTCTCCCGGTGGTAATTCATATTACCTAGAAAACCAACAGATATCTGGTGGAAACTATTATGGTGATGGTAATAAACATCGTGTACGTGGCATGACTCTTGACACCATTGTACATTTTAATAATTTCCCTATGCCTAATCTTATCAAGATGGATGTTCAGGGCGCAGAACTTGATATCGTTTTGGGTGCAACAAAGTGTCTACAACATGCTGATGATCTTATTCTTGAGTTACAGGATGTTGATTACAACATGGGCGCACCAAAGTCTAAGGAAGTCATTGACTATTTGCGTCATATAGGATATGAACTTGTTGGAACAGGACCTTTCTGTTTAGGTGCATTCGATGCTGACTATCATTTTAAGAGGATTAAATGATTTATGTTCTGATCATCGTAACCAATGTTCACAATGGTGTTGTAGTCTCTCAACAAGAATATACAAATAAAGATTCTTGTGAGATTGCTGCTACTTTTGTACATCAAGCTTTTAGAGATATTAAAGGTTCGTGGTCGAATCGTTCTGATGTACAAACCCGTTGCGTTTTAAAAGGATAAAGTAAAATGGTAACTATTAAAACAATAGCTGATATCAGAGCAGTCAATTATTGGGGGTGGGTTAATTCACCTCCCCCATTTCATAAAGCTAAAAGTTGGGATATTGTTAGACATGAAATTCAAATAAAAGACCCATCAGGTAAATGGACTCCTATTGAAGTTATTGATGTTAATGAGGAGGGGCAAGATGAATCGCAGAGCCTTCTTTAGTTTTCTTCCTGCAGCCCCTATTGGTATGGTGATGGCTGCAGAAGCAATGGCAAAAGCACCACCAGCATCAATGGCTCCTGATAAGGTATTGATGACTTTGGCTGCACATAAGCCACCGCCGCCTCCACCTCCTCCAGTAAAGTATCCACAATGGAATGAATTCTCTGTGAGCATTCCAAAAGAATATGTTGATAGCTATTGTGTTGCTAGTTTCCCTGTAAGTAATAAGTTGGTCATCGGTAAAGGAATGGAAGTAGAGGCAGATCATAACTTTGACTCTGAAACCAAAGTAGCCATGTCTGTTGGTAAGGATGGGCATCTTTGGTTGAAGATCAATGATGAATGGAAAAGGATTGTGACAGAATGAAAATCAATACTGAATGTTCATTTCTCAAGCCAGAAATGATTGAGACTATTGAAAAGAAGTACAATGCAAAGTATGTTCTCGAATCGTGTATCAAGGGTAGCTCTGGTGAATGGTGTAATTTCCCAGCTGCTATCTTTTATACGGATGAAGCACATCCTCATGGTTCAAATTATTTTGCTATGTACATTCATCCTCACCGTGGTGGATTGATGATCTCTAATGGCTTCACTGCTTCTGTTCCTACGTATACAGGCGCACTAGTAGAAGATGAAGTTATCTATTCACGATATCGTTGGGATTATCGTCAAAAGAATGATGTTGATGTTGATGGTGGACGAGATTACTTCAAGACCACAGCACATCCAGAAAATTGGGTTAAGTTTAAAATAGTCAAAGACAAACTAGAGATTATTGAGAAGATAAATTTTGGGGATTTTATTGAGGGAGCATAAATAGGATAAACAGAGGATTATTCTATGGCACTATTATTAAATCAACCAGATAACATCAATTTTCTTTCACCATTAGGATTCAGGTTTACGCTTGCAAGAGCGCCTAACCTGAATTTTTTTGCTACTGATGTCAACCTTCCTTCACTATCTCTTGGATTTATTGAAGTACCAACACCATTTAAGATATTGGATTTTGCTGGTGATCGTCTTGATTATGGTGATCTTCAAATTACATTCAAGGTAGATGAAGATTTTCAAAATTATTTTGAAATGTATAATTGGATTATTGCTCTTGGATTTCCTGATGAGTTTGGTCAATACAAACGTGTTGCAGCTGCGGACCCCGGTGAAAAAGAAAATATTTTTTCTGATGCAACATTAACAATTATGAATAGTGGTATGGTTCCAAATATTGAAGCTAGATTTCAAGACTTGTTTCCAGTATCATTAAGTGATATAAACTTCACATCATCTGATTCGGATGTGAACTATGTGACTAATACAGTTTCCTTTAAATATAAACTATTCACATTACATAAAGTATAGGATTTATTATGAAGCTTGATGATATCCACGATATGTGGGATATAGATTGTGATATTGATCGTACTGAACTTGGAAATGAAAGCCTAAAGCTTCCCAAGATGCATAGTAAGTATCTTCGTATTTTCTCTGATGAGAATATGCTATTAAAGAAGCTTGAACAAGATCGTAAACAGTTTATTAAGTTGAAATACGATTACTATCGTGGTATAATGCCATCAGAAGAATTAAAGGAACATGGATGGCAACCATTTCAGCTGAATGTGTTAAAGTCAGATGTTCCTATGCATATTGAAGCAGATCAAGATATTATTAATCTTAATCTAAGGATTGCTATGCAGCAAGAAAAAGTAGATGTACTAGAATCAATTATTAAATCAATTAAAGATAGAGGATTTCAGATTAAGAATGCAATTGAATTTGAAAAATTTAAAGTAGGTGCGTGACAAGTTATATGTCAGCAAAGTAAATGAAGTATATGCAAGAGTAACATGTGAACCATCTGTTGCACAGGAACTTTGTGACAATTTTACATTTACAGTTCCCGGTGCTAAGTTTATTCCAGCTGTTCGTAATAAATTTTGGGATGGAAAGATAAGACTTTATAATACAATGACTGCGTTGTTGTATTTTGGTTTGATAAAAGAAGTATTGTCATTTGCAGCATCTAGAGATTATGATGTAGAGTATGATGACAACTGCAAACCAAACTTAACTACACTTACTAATTCAGAGATACAAGAATTCCTTGATGATTGTGGGTTGACACTGACTCCCCGTGACTATCAGATTGACGCCTTTCGTCATGCAATCAAGTGTGACAGAGGCGTTTTTTTATCGCCAACTGCTTCTGGCAAATCATTTATCATCTATCTATTGACGAGGTATTATAATGCACGGACTCTTATTATTGTTCCAACTACTTCTCTGGTTTCTCAACTTGCTTCTGATTTTGCCGATTATGGTTTTGTATCTGATGAGTTCGTTCACAGAATCTACGAGGGACAAGATAAACAAACTGATAAACCTATTACAATCTCCACATGGCAGTCGATATATAAACTTCCTAAAAGCTATTTCGAACAATTTAACCTGGCCATAGGTGATGAAGCCCATTTGTTTAAAGCAAAATCTCTTACTACAATAATGGAGAAGATGGGCAACTGTAAATATCGTTTTGGTTTTACTGGCACTCTAGATGGTTCACAAACAAACAAGATGGTTCTTGAAGGATTGTTTGGTCCTGTATTTACAGTAACGACTACAGCTGAATTGATGGAACAGAATCATGTTGCTAATTTAAAAATAAAAGCAATTGTTCTTGCATACAAAGAAGAAGAAAAAAAACTTGTAAAGAATATGACTTATCAGGATGAAGTTGATTTCATTGTAAGGCATGATGGACGTAACAAATTTATTCGCAATCTTGCACTTTCTTTAGAAGGAAATTCACTTATTCTCTTTCAATTTGTTGAAAAGCATGGTAAGATGTTATTTGATATGATAAAGGATAAAGATGAAAGTAGACCTATATTTTTCATACATGGAGGTATTGACGGTGATGAACGAGAAGCAATCCGACACATTGTCGAACGAGAATCCAATGCTATTATTGTTGCCAGTTACGGTACATTCTCAACAGGTGTTAACATACGCAATCTTCATAATGTTGTGTTTAGCTCTCCGACTAAATCTCGTGTAAGAACGTTACAATCTATTGGTAGAGGATTACGTATTGGATCAGAAAAAACTGATGTAGTAGTATATGATATTGCTGATGATTTGAAGTATAAAACTAAAATGAATTTCACCCTTTTACATTTTATGGAACGTCTAAATATCTATAACAGTGAAAGCTTTGATTACAAAATTTATAATGCGAGTATTTAAAAATGACAGAAATCCCAGAAGTAGCAAAAGAAGTTCGTAAAGAAAGAGTGAAGAAGCCAAGCATACATTATATTGATAATAAGAAATTTTATACAGCTATCATTCAACATAAAAATGATTGTGCTGCGGCAGTTGAAAAAGGTGAAGAACATCCTCGTATTTCACCTTATATTGGCGAATGTCTTTACAAGATTGCAACCCGTCTATCACTAAAGCCAAACTTTATCAGTTACACATACCGTGATGAAATGATTTCAGATGGGTTAGAAAATTGTATTAATTATTTAAATAACTTCAATCCAGAAAAATCTACGAATCCATTTGCCTATTTCACGCAAATCATTTGGTATGCGTTCTTGAGGCGTATTGACAAAGAGAAGAAACATCTGTATATAAAACAGAAGACTTTAGAAAATTTCTATTTTGAGGGTATGTTGGCTGAACAATCTATTGGTGATGAGAAGACAGTTACCGTAAATCTAGATAACGATTATATGCAGAATCTTGTCAAGTCTTATGATAAAAAACAATCAGAGAAAGCTACTAAGCGCAAAGACAAGAAAATTGGAGTGGAGAAGTTTTATGAATAAAGATAATATGTACTTGGTTCCACCAAGTGTCACAGATATTGTAGAAAAGATTAGTTCCCCCCATGCTCATCCTAATGAGAAAATGAATTATCTTCTTAGGCTTGAAGCTATTCGTGATTATACTATTGCAGCAATCACTAAGCATAATAGTAATACTCAAAGGAATAATGTTTTCTCAATTAAAAAGAATGCTCGATGAAAATTGCATTGATAACAGATACGCATTGGGGGGTCAAGAATGACTCCCCTGTTATGCTAGATCACATGAAGGAATTCATTAATGAGACCTTTTTCCCGTATCTTCGTAGACACTCTATCAAATCTGTTGTCCATCTTGGTGATCTTGTTGATCGCCGTAAGTATATTAATATCAACACTGCTAAAAGATTGAGAGAAGATTTTCTTGATCCTATTGCTCATATGGATTTGGATTTTCATATCATTGCTGGTAATCATGATACTTACTATAAGAACACAAACAATGTGAATTCATTGAGTGAGTTGGTTAAGTATCAATATCAAAAATTTTATGTTATTGATGATGTTCCATACCCTAAGCGTTATGGTGATACTAATATTCTATTGACACCATGGATTTGTGATGAGAACCGTGAAACTTCGTTGAGGACTATTAATGAAACGTATTGTCCAATTCTTTTTGGTCATTTGGAACTGTCAGGGTTTCCAATGTATGTTGGTGCGCCTCCGTCAGACGGTGATGACCCTAGCATTTTTAGCCGTTTTGATACCGTTTGCAGTGGGCATTACCATCATCGTAGTAGCCGTAGTAATATACATTATCTTGGTTCTCCTTGCGAGTTTACTTGGGCTGACTATAATGACAGGAAAGGTTTCCATATCTTTGACACGGAAACCAGAGAACTAATGTTTATTGAGAATCCAAAGACCATGTTTGAAAAAGTATTTTATGATGATGCTACTCTTGGTCATGAGCCAGAAGGGATTGATCTTTCATATTTTGAAGGAAGGCATGTGAAGGTCATTGTTAAAAATAAACTTGATCCTTATAGGTTTGATATGTTTATTGGTCAGCTTGAAAAACGTGGTGTCCATGACTTGCAAGTAGTTGAAGATCATTTAAACTTGAATCTTGAAGAAGATGCTGATATAATAAATGAAGCAGAAGACACAATGTCTATCCTTCGTAAGTATCTTACTAGCATGAGTGCTAATACAGATATTAAAGTCAGAGTGGAAAAGATCGTCACTGATCTTTATACAAAAGCCCAAACCATAGAGTGAGGTTCCCTTGATTATTTTTAAAACTTTGAAGTGGAGGAACTTTCTTTCCACGGGCAATAGCTTTACCGAAATTCAACTTGATAAATCAAACACAACATTGATCGTTGGTGAGAATGGATCAGGCAAATCAACAATGCTTGATGCGCTTTCGTTTGCTTTATATAACAAGCCATTTCGTAAAATTAATAAACCTCAGTTGCTTAACTCTATCAACAAGAAAGAACTTGTTGTAGAGGTTGAATTTTATATTGGCTCTGCTTCATATAAGATTGTTCGTGGTATCAAGCCTACTGTGTTTGAGGTATATAAGAACGATAATCTTTTAAATCAAAATGCTGAATCAAAAGACTATCAGGAAATTCTTGAGACGCAGATTCTCAAGTTAAATCATAAGTCTTTCTGTCAGGTAGTTGTTCTGGGCTCTGCATCTTTTACTCCTTTTATGCAGTTAGCAGCACAAGCACGTAGAGAAGTGATTGAAGACCTTTTGGATATTCAAATCTTCTCTACAATGAATTCTCTGCTTAAAGAAGATATGGCTGATAACACTATGTCGCTTAAACAAGCAGAGTATAATTATAGTCTCACAACAAATGCAATTGAAATGCAGAATCTACTCGCATCTAAGATGCGTGATAATACTACTGAACAGATAGAGAAAATTAATAAAGAAATTCTTCTTACTGATGCCGCTCTTGAAATGGAAACATTCAAGATTGTTGAAATTGATACAGATATAGGAAATCTTTTAAGAAGTATTGATGATGAGACAAAGATTCGTAATAAGTATCAGAAACTTCTCATTCTTGAACAACAATTGATTGATAAAATTAGAAAGTTAAAAGCTGATATCATATTCTTTGATGATCATGATAACTGTCCTACATGCAAGCAAGTCATTCAAAATGATTTTAAATGTGAAACTGTTGATGATAAGACAAAAAATATTGAAGAAGTGCAATATGGGCTTGATCAATTGAAAGAAGAATTGATGAATCTTTCTAATGAAATCAAGCAGATTGATTCTATCAAGAAAGATATTACTAACCATAAAATTGAACAAGCGGCACATATCAATACAGCAAATGGGCATAAGTCATATATTATCAAACTTAATAAGAACAAAGAAGAACTTAATAAGAAAACTGATGACCCTGTTTCAGAAGAAACAATTAAACAACTTGAAATTCAGTTACAGAATAATATTGAAGAGAAGAATGAATTAGCAAGAGCTAAAGATTCATTACAGATTGCTTCTCTTATCTTGAAGGATAGTGGAATCAAAGCACGTATCATCAAGCAGTATGTTCCTGTGATTAATAAGCTTATCAATAAGTATCTTTCTGCTATGGATTTCTTTGTTCAGTTTGAATTGGACGAGACATTTAATGAAAAAATTAAGTCTCGCTTTCGTGATGAATTTTCTTATGCCTCATTCTCTGAGGGTGAGAAAATGCGTATCAATCTAGCTATTCTATTTACATGGAGAGCGGTTGCGAAGATGCGTAATAGTGCCAGTACAAATATTCTAATCATGGATGAGGTGATGGATAGCTCACTTGATGTTAATGGAACAAATGAATTCATGAAGATACTTTTGAGCTTGACAAGTGATACAAATACGTTTATCATAAGCCACAAGACTGACCAATTGTTTGATAAATTCAACCAAGTGATCAAGTTTGAAAAGAGTCAAAACTTTTCTAGGATAGTATAAGGAGAATCCAATGAACATTAAAGATATTAAAAAAGATGAACGACCGGGATTTAGATTAGGAAATTATTTTGTAACTTTCCCTGATGATGAATTTGTTAAAGAAGATGAAGAAACTGGCAGACTATATATTTTGACAGACATATATAGGATTGACAATGACAGCACAACAGCGTATAAGCTACAAGAGTCAGAAATCACTCCTGCAATAGAAAAGATGATTTCTGATGAAGTGAACCGCCTTCTGCTTGAAGGTATTGAATTTGACAAGAGCGACAAGGAAGTTTGATATGAGTATGTTTACTGATGTAAGAGCTTTTCATAGGGCTTTTGAACAACGTGTTGGTGATAAGCCAGAGCTTCCTGATCCGGCAGAACGTGACCTTCGTGTTAAACTTCTTCGTGAAGAGTTTAGAGAATATATTGATGCAGAAACTGATCATGATATTGTCGAAATTGCTGATGCCCTTGCTGACATTATCTATATTGTATGCGGAACTGCTGTTTCTTATGGTATTCCTCTTGATGATATTTTTGAAGAAGTTCATGCATCAAACATGGCAAAGCTTGTTGATGGTAAGGTTATTCGTAGGGCTGATGGAAAGATTCAAAAGCCAGAAGGATGGGAACCTCCTGATATTGAAAGAATTTTGAGAGACGCTATTACTTTGTGAAAGGATTTATATTATGGTAAAGAAAGATAGGGCGTATAAGCAAGTAGAAGAAGCTTATGAAAATATCCCACAACCAGAAGTAAACTTTAATTTTGTTCCTACAGATGTGACATCATTTAATTTTGGTGATAAGTATGTTCCTACAAGGGAAGGTACTAATTTTTGTTATAAGTATGCAGAGGGCAATATCATCAATGATTTCAAGGATTACATTGATTCAACCTATTCACAACATTACAAGACTGACGAAGAATCAGTCGAATGCTTTGATGCGTGGATTGCACTTGGTGACTCTACCCCAACATTCAGGAACACTGCAATCAAATACCTCTGGCGTTATGGTAAAAAGAACGGAAACAACAAAGCAGACTTGATGAAGACGCTACATTATGTTATGATGTGTCTTTATGTTGATCATTATAAAGGAAAACAATAATGGAAATTAAAATTGATATTGAAAAGTTGAGGAATAGAAAGTTATTTGTTGCCACTCCAATGTATGGTGGTAATGCCTCTGGCATCTATACTAGGTCTATGTGTGACTTGACTGCATTGTGTGTTAAGCATGGGATTGAAGTTCGTTCATATTTTCTTTTTAATGAGTCGCTAATTACTCGTGCAAGAAACTATTGTGTTGATGAATTCTTGCGTTCTGATGCTCATCATCTTATGTTTATTGATGCTGATATTGGATTTGATCCAAAGGATATTATTGCTCTGATGGCTCTTCAAGATGAAGACTCTGGTTATGATGTTATCGCTGGTCCTTATCCTAAGAAGTGCATCACATGGGAAAAGATCATGCAAGCAATTGACAAGGGTGCTGCAAAGGAAAATCCATCTGCCCTTGAAGATTTTGTTGGTGACTTTGTTTTCAACCCTGCAATGGAGCCCGGTGAATCTAGCAAAACAATTAGACTTGACGAACCCGCAGAAGTGTTAGAAACTGGCACTGGATTTATGATGATTCGTCGTCCTACATTCGAAAAGTATAAGCAGCATTATCCTCAGTATTCGTACAGACCAGATCATGTTCGCACTGCAGAGTTTGATGGTTCTCGTGAAATCCATGCATACTTTGATTGTATCATTGATCCCAAGACTCGTCGTTATCTTTCAGAAGATTATATGTTCTGTCAGAATGTTCGTCAGATGGGTTTGAAGGTTTGGTTGTGCCCATGGATGCACTTGCAACATGCTGGTACGTATGTGTTTGCTGGTAAGCTTCCTGCACTTGCATCTGTTGGTGCATCTGCTACAGCTGATGCTGGTCTCTTGAAGAGCCAGAGAAATGCAAAGACACCTACTCCTGTTGAAGTACTTACTGCTTCGCCTGAACTATTGAAGAAGTTCCGTCCTGTTTAAACCGTGAAAAGGAATACTATATTATGAAAATCAGTGAGAATACTATCAATATCTTGAAAAACTTTTCCAACATCAATGGTTCTATTTTGGTGCGACCGGGAAATGTTTTGACTACTGTTGGAACACAGAGGACAATTTTTGCAACTGCTACTGTTGAGGAGGAGTTTCCTCAACAGTTTGCAATCTACGAACTACCAAAGTTTCTTGGTATCTTGTCTCTGTTCCATGATCATGATATTACATTTGGTGAAAATCAATTGACAATCGTAGGTGGCAATCATATTGTGAATTTCACATATGCTGATGTATCTACTATTATTTCACCTCCAGTTGATAAGAAGATTGTTGTTGATCCAGCGGAGATTGAATTTTCAATTAATCATTTTGATTTCCACAAGGTTCTTAAGGCTGCAGCAATTCTTCAAGTTCCTAACATTGCAGTTGTTGGTGATGGTGAAACTATCAAGGTATCTGCCGTCAACTCTAAGAATCCAACATCTGATACATTCAGTATTGAAGTTGGTGCTACAGACAAGAGATTTAATATGGTATTCCGTGTTGAGTATCTTGTTAAGTTGCTACCTCTGAGTTATAATATAAAGATTAACTCAAAGGGCATCTCATCTTTCACCGATAATAATATTCAGTATTTTATTATGACTGAGAGTAACGAGTCCGTCTTCAACTCTTGATAGGAAAAACAAATGCGTGAAGAATTTCTATGGGTAGAAAAATATCGCCCTAAGACTATTGACGAATGCATTCTCCCTGATGGTCTCAAAGAGACTTTCAGGGCTTTTATTGCACAAAATGATATCCCTAATCTAATCTTGTCTGGTGGTGCTGGTGTTGGTAAGACAACAGTTGCTCGTGCTATGCTAGAACAGATTGATGCTGACTATATTGTAATTAATGGGTCTATGAATGGAAATATTGACACTCTCCGAACTGAAATCCTCAACTTCGCTTCTACCGTATCTTTCACGGGTAGACGCAAGTACGTCATTCTTGACGAGGCGGATTACCTCAATGCAAATTCCACCCAACCAGCCTTGCGAAATTTTATGGAAGAATTCTCTGGAAATTGTGGTTTCATTCTCACCTGTAACTTTAAAAACAGAATTATTGAACCGCTACATTCTAGGTGCTCTGTTATAGAGTTTAAGATTACCAAGGATGATCTGCCCAAACTTGCTTCTCAATTTATGAAGAGGATTATACATGTTCTCAATACTGAGCGAATTACTTTTGATAAGTCTGTTATCGCTGAACTTATTTCTAAGCACGTACCTGATTGGCGAAGAGTTATCAACGAACTCCAAAGATACTCCGTTAATGGTTCTATTGATACTGGTATTTTTGTCAACCTCTCAGCTGATAATATCAAAACTCTGGTTCGTCATTTAAAGAATAAAAACTTTAATGAAATGCGTAAGTGGGTAGGTGAGAATATTGACACTGATACTACTACGCTATTCAGGAAGATTTATGATATGTCAGAGGATGTGGTCAAGTCTAACTCTATTCCAGAGTTGGTATTGATCTTGGCTGAGTATCAGTATAAGGCTGCATTCGTGGCTGATCCTGAAATCAACTTGGTTGCTGCATTTACCCGTATTATGATTGACATAGAGTTTGAATGATGAACCCATTTGATTTTGTTAAAGCAATCAATGAAACCAAACAAGACTTGATCAGGAACTCTGAAAACCCTGATCTTGCAGAAACCTTCTATAAGCCTTATCTAGTCAATAAGGCTTTTTCTTATTTTAAAGATACTGTTATGTACGCCAATGAGATTAACATGTATCCCAATACAGATAACAAACTTCAAAATGATTATTACCTAAATAGTATACGAAAAGGCAAAAGGTATTCTAAGTGGCATAAAAAAGAAGAAGACGATAAGATTGAAGCCATCATGGAATATTATAACGTAAACTATGCAAGGGCTCGTGAGATTAGTAATGTACTGACTGATGAGCAATTGGACCTGATAAAAAGAAAATTAATAAAAGGTGGTAATAATGTTCAATCTCAATCAATTGGTGGAGGTTAGTCTAAAAAACCCAGAAGATTTCTTAAAGATCAAAGAAACTCTTTCTCGCATAGGTCTAGCTTCAAAAAAAGAAAATACTCTCTATCAATCTTGCCACATTCTCCACAAGCAGGGCAAATACTACATAGTTCATTTCAAGGAACTATTTTTGCTAGATGGCAAGGATTCTACTTTGGCAGAAGGAGACATTGCCAGACGCAACAGGATTGTCACTCTTTTAGAAGAGTGGGAATTGTTAGATATTGTCAATCCAGATAAAATTGAGGACTTGCAATCTCCTCTGAATCAGATTAAGATCATTCCTTTTAAGGAAAAGGACAAATGGAATCTGGTCACAAAATACACAATTGGTAACAAATATTAATAAAAAAATTATTTAAAATAGCTCCTTCGGGGGCTATTTTTTTGTTGACATGGTGTTTGAGGTGGGCTATAAAAGGTCATGAACAACGGAGATACGGACATGCTTTGGATCAATGAAATCATGAAGCTTCTGAACTGTGACAATAATACCGCTTGGACGGTGTACAATCACATGGTGCTTGACTTCTCTGAGTGTACAAATGAGCAATTTGAGCGTGAGGCTCAATTCATCTACTTCCAGATTGTCTCTCGTGAACAGGAGAAATTGTCATGAACCGCACCAACTGGAAAATCGGTAACTACATCAACGAACTGATCTATCTTGCTGAAATCTCTGAGGTTCCCGGCTCTATTGAGACAATTCAAGTTCTCTTGAGGGAAATGTGGGATAAATTCCCTCAAGAGTGTGAATATAATTACGTTTCCAAACCAAAAACGGTTGACATTTATTGCTAATGGAGATACGCATGTCAGACAGAGAAAACTGGACCTTCAACGACTACTATGAACAACTCATCTATCTAGATGAAATGCTTAACATTTCTGGGGTAGAAGACATGCGTATGACCATCATGATTGAAGTTTGGGAAAAATACCCTGAACAATGTGAAGAAAATGGGCTTTGGAATCCAAATAATTTAAAAGAATGAGTTGACAGGTTCTCAAGATATGCTAATATCAATCATCAACTGATGGAGACACCACATGCTTACCAAGACCACCCTCATCAACATGATTGACACTGCCGATCAGGAGAAGCTGGCTCGTATTGTTGGACGGGCTTGTGTTGCTCTCTTCCGCCGCCAGACTGAGGATGAGAAGGCTATCAATGCTGCAACGCACAATAACAACCGTGGTTTCACTCAGGGTGATGCTCGTCAGGGTTCTATCACTGCCAAGTATTTCATCAAGAATGGCACTTTGCTGGATTGGCAAGTGAACCAGTGGCTCCGCAAGGATGTGCGTGGCACCCCCCGTATCGTGAAGTACTGGAAGCAGTTGGCAGAGGAGGCGGCTAAAAAAGCCGCCGCATGATAAGGAGAAAATGATGAGCAATGTTGTTCAATTCCCAAAGATGGTAGAACCTACTGTTGACCCTCTTGAAGTTGAGGTTTACCAATCTGACACAGGACAAAAGTATCTGTCAGTCTTAAAGAAGTACTTGACAAAGGATGACTATGAGTGCATTCTTCTTTCCGTGATGGACGAAGAATATTATAATGAAGCAGAACAGCAAATAAAAGATATCATTGATATTTACTTCAAATATGACAACTAAGGAGAGAACCTATGCCTAACTGGTGCGACAATTCAATTTCTATTTCACATGAAGACCCTGCTATGATGGAGCGTCTTGATAAGGCGTTCAAGGATGGAAAGTTCTTGAATGAGTTTGTTCCTTGTCCTGATGATCTTCTGGTTGAAGTTTCTACGGGTCCTGATTACATGACTCGTAATGAGGCGCATGAGGCTGCAAACATTGAAAAGTATGGTCATGCAAGCTGGTATTCATGGCGCATTGAAAATTGGGGAACTAAGTGGGAAATAAGTGAAGGTGAGTTTGATTACGATCCTGAGACCAAATCAGCCACAGGATGGTTCCAATCCGCATGGTCGCCCCCTGTGACAGCCATGGAGGCTCTGACAGAGCTTGGCTTCATTGTTGAGCTTAAGTACCGTGAAGAAGGCATGTCTTTCGTTGGTGCATACACCAGCGAAGATGGCGATGAATGTTTCAATGTTGACTTTGAAGATGAGGATTGGCGTTATTGCATTCCTCAGAACTTGATTGATGATTTCAATCTTGAAGAGGACTACGAGAACTGGCTGGAATGGAATAAGGACGAAGAAGACGAAGATGATGACGACTCTGAGGAGGTAGCAAAGGGTGATGATGGAAGCTAATTCCTACCCATTCAGTGTTTATGTGACAGACACATTTGGTGGTGGAAAAGTATACACTGTAACAAACTCTGTTACAGACACAATACTCTTCACCACCACTCAAAAAAAAGTTTTAAAAAAGGTGCTTTCTTCCATCTTTTTTAAAAAAAGTAGTTGACTCCTGAATGCCTCTGGTCTAATATGATTATGTTGAGTCAAGGGACTCACGAACTGAAAGGAACTTGGTTATGGCGCATAATGTTGAGACGATGGCTTACGCTGGCGAAACCCCTTGGCATGGTCTGGGCAAGAGTGTCCATCATGACCTGACCCCTGATCAGATGCTCAAGGAAGCTGATTTGGATTGGACGGTTGAGAAGGTCCCCACTTTCATCACCCGCAAGGGCAAGAAGATCATTACTGAGACTCAGGCTCTGGTTCGCTCTTCTGATGACAAGATTCTTTCTATGGTTTCTTCTGATTGGAAGCCTGTTCAGAATCAGGAAGCTTTCGAATTCTTCAATGACTTCGTGATGGCTGGTGATATGGAGATGCATACCGCTGGTTCACTTCGTGAGGGCAAGAATGTTTGGGCTCTCGCCAAGGTGAAGGATAGCTTTGAAATTCTTGGGGGTGATCGTGTTGACTCTTACTTACTCTTCAGTAATCCTCATGAGTATGGCAAGTCCATTGATATTCGCTTTACTCCCATTCGTGTGGTATGTAATAACACGCTTACTCTTGCTCTTGGCACTTCTAGCGATCTCATGGTTAAGCTTAACCATCGTCGCAATTTTGATGCCGAAATGGTTAAGCGTACCTTGGGTATAGCGCACACCAAGATGGACACCTATAAGGAAACTGCAGAGTTTCTTGCTTCTCGTCAGTACAATGAGGAAAACCTCACTGAGTATCTGCAAACCATCTTCCCGTCTGTTTCTAAGGAAACCAAGAAGGTTCTTTCTCGTCCTGCTAATCAGGTCATGGAAGTTCTGGATACCCAGCCGGGGGCTGAGTTTGGCAAGGGTTCATGGTGGCAAGCTTTCAATGCCGTGACCTACACCACTGACCATCTGCTTGGTCATAACCCTGAGACCCGTTTGCAGTCTGCATGGTATGGTCCTAATCGCAACCGCAAGGTTCTGGCTCTGGAAAAGGCAGTGGAATACGCTGACGCCTAAACAAAAACGGGGGAGAGAAATCTCCCCCTCCCTCATCTTTTAAAAATTAAAAATGGAGAAATAAAATGGATAGCATGGCTGTTATCGTTACTTGTGTAAATCCAAATGATCCAACTGATATTGATCCATCTATTGAAGGTTTTTACAATTCATTGGAAGATGCTCTAGAGGTAGTTAATGATTTTACTATTAATAAATGTAAGAATTCTACAGTCTATGAACTTCTTATTCAATATTTTGAAAACGAAAAAAATATTTCTCGTGAAAGCGCAGTAAAATATGTTGATAAAACATATGTAATGACTCCTCTTATTGTTGGGCTTCCCAACAAGACAGATTTTACTCTCCACTAAAAAAAGGATATTGATAATGAGTGATGTGAATAAGGATCAGTTGCTTGGATACATTGATCGTATTGAGCGATTGGATGAAGACAAGCGAGCAATCTCTGAGGATATCAAGGAGATTTATATTGAAGTGAAGTCTGCTGGATACGATGTAAAGATTGTCCGCAAGATTATTTCCATCCGTCGCAAGACAAAGGAACAGCGTCAAGAGGAAGAGACCCTTCTTGATCTTTACATGCAGTCCATTGGTATGGCATAATGAAAAAAGAGATCAATGGTTTTGTGATCAAACCTCCAGTAAGCAAAGCTGCATGGTGGGGAATGAGTTATCAAACCTTTGGTCTCACCACTATGGAAACATGGGTTCGTCATTGTCAAAGCACATATGACGACCCAGATATCTCAAGAAAGATTCAAGCTTGGCATGATCGTGGATACAGGATACGTAATGCAACTTTGATTCAATACACGGAACCAGAAGATGAATGATTCTTTCCCCCGTACATATGATGTACTCAAAGCCAAACGAAAAGAGTTGAGTGAAGCAGAATGGAATGACAAAGACGCAGAAAAATTGAAGATTGAAATAAAAAATTTGGAACGATTGATTTCAGTTGGAGAAGACTTTATTATTCCGTTCTAAATAACAATAGGCGTGTAGCTCAACGGTTAGAGCCGACCGCTCATAACGGTCTGGTTGGGGGTTCGATTCCCTCCACGCCTACCAATTTTATTAAACATGGAGACTTAAAATGGCTGACCTAAAAGAAAAGACTTTCGGATATGTTGTTGAGTTTGACAAGATGCTTAACAAGGGCACGTTGAACGGTCTCACCATTAAGGATAGAGTGCATTTTGCAACTGAGAAAGATGCGTTGTCTTGGGTTCGTGATGTTCAGAACTTTGACAAAGACAATGTGTTCACACACTTCAAGATAAAGGGGGCGGTGTGAGCCGCCCCAATTATTATTAGCTAAATCTTTTACGTCCAACTGGTGCAGATGCTACAGGTTCAGCAACTACTGGTGCTGGTGTAGGATCAGGAATTGGTGCTGGAGGTGGAGTATATACTGGTTCAGGTGCTGGCGGTGGAGGTGGTGGAGATTCAATCTTTGCGACCTTCTCTTGTGTTCTTCCATAAGCAGCAACACCTAGAACTGCACCCATAGCAAGATGGAACAATCCACCATTGTCTAGTGTGAGTGACTTCCAAGGTATCAGTGGAGTCTTTGTTATAATAGAAAATGCTACATTCATAATAGGACCAATAACAAAATCAAAAAAACATATAGCCATATATGTCCAACCCATAAAGGGTCTCCACTTCGCAGTAGCAAAATCTTCGGTAGGTTTATTTGGTTCATCAGCCATATTTTTTATCCTCTACTCTTGATTTTTGCTTCAATCCAACCTAAATATAATATGCCGTTGCATAGTTGGACGGCATATTTATGTATCTCGCTAACATAGGAGAAATGAGATGACCAATACACCATATAGATTCGATCACACATTTTCTGATCTTGCCAAGTTCGATAAGTTTTTTGTTGGGGCTGACAAGATTGTTCAGAAGATGAACGAAACCTACGATCACATTCAGAAGACAGCTGGGAATGGATATCCTCCATTCAATCTCAAGAAGACAGACGATAATGTTTATGTTGTCGAACTTGCAGTTGCTGGATTTGGTAAGCAGGATATCGAACTAACTCTTGAAGAGAACAAGCTTGTCGTCAAGGGTCAAACCACACTTGATACACTCACCTCTGATGGTGTTGATGTACAATATCTTCATAAGGGAATTGCAGATCGTGCGTTTACCCGTACCTTCGCTCTTAATGATAATGTTGTTGTGAACAATGCTGCTATGGTAAATGGTATCCTCAAGATTTGGCTTGAGCATATTATTCCAGAACACAAGAAACCCAAGAAGATTGATATCACCGACGATGTTGCAGCACCTGTTGCTACAAAGAAGTCAACGAAGCAATTTATCGCAGAATAAAAATAAATGATAAAAGAATGGATGGACTACTGGCTGGAAGAAGTTTCAGCCAGCACAAGATATTACCGTATCGTAAATGAACTATCTAGATTGTCTGATAGAGAACTTGCTGATATCGGAATTAGCCGTGGGGATATCTTGTACTTAGCAATGGAAAATTACAAGAAATAATACTTTAGGGGGCTTCGTTGCCCCCTAATTTTTAGCTTGCATATTGGCTCACTTTGGTATAAGGTATTCGTATGAGCAAATTTTACACACATGCACACCTCCATTTCGACAACATCCTGCTTCGTGGATACGATGGTGGGCAACGTATCTTTGAGAAGATACCTTGCAAGCCGTATCTGTTTGTGAATAGCAATAACCCAAATCTCGTGGATGAGATTGAATTTAGAACGCTCAAGGGTGATGCAGTCAAGCGCATTGATTTTGATTCACCAAAGGATGCTCGTGATTATGTAAAGCAATATGGCGAGGTTTCCAACTTTGCGATCTATGGCATGACACAGTTTGTCTACCCATTCATCAATGATTATTATCCCGGTGAAATTGATTATGACCCTAAGCAAATCTCTATCGTCAATATTGATATTGAGGTTGCAGCTGATGAGGGATTTCCTAACATTGAGACTGCAGATAAAGAGATCACTGCAATCACAATGAAGAAGGACAACATATATGTTGTGTTGGGTTGTGGTGACTTTGAAAACACCAATGAGAATGTGAAGTACTTCAAGTGCAAGGATGAAGAATCTTTGCTCATCAAATTTCTTGACCTATGGCGCATGAGGTGGTTTCAGCCTGATGTTGTAACTGGCTGGAACGTAGAGTACTTCGATATTCCATACATCATCAATCGTGTTCGTAATCTGCTTGGTACAGAAATGGCTAAGAAGATTTCGCCATGGGGTATCATTGAAGAACGTGAGGTAGAGAGATTTGGTTCTGTTCAGAAATCATATCTACCTATTGGTATTACCATTCTTGATTATCTACAACTCTATAAGAAGTTCACATTCACCAATCAAGAATCATATCGTCTAGATCATATCGCACACATTGAACTTGGTGAACGCAAGCTTGATTACTCTGAGTATGAATCACTGTTTGATTTGTATAAGAAAAATTATCAGCTTTTCATTGAGTATAATATCAAGGATGTTGATCTTGTTGGTCGTCTAGATGACAAGCTGAAACTCATTGAACAGGTATTTGCTATTGCGTATGATGCGAAGGTAAACTTTGCTGATGCGTTTACCTCTGTGCGCCTGTGGGATGTGATCATTCACAACTACCTTATCAATCAGCGTATCGTGATTCCTCAGAATAAGAAGACGCATAAGGATGAACAGATTGTTGGTGCATATGTGAAAGACCCCTTGCTTGGAATGCATGATTGGGTTGTATCATTTGATTTGAATTCTCTGTATCCTCATCTGATCATGCAGTACAACATTAGCCCTGAGACTTATCTTTATGAGAAAAGAAATTATCGTAGTATTGATAATCTGTTGTCAGGTGCTTTTGGTGGTTCTGTCACTCAAGGAGAACTGATTGAAAAAAATCATTGCATTGCTGCTAATGGTGCTGTGTACAGTAAAGATAAGCAAGGCTTCCTTCCTACTTTGATGGAGAAGATGTATAATGATCGTGTGGTGTTCAAGCAGCGCATGATTGAAGCTAAGAAGGCACAAGAAGTTTCTCCGTCAGAAGATAATGTGAAGATGATTGCTCGCAATCATAACATGCAATTGGCAAAGAAAATCCAACTCAACTCAGCCTATGGTGCGTTGTCAAATGAGTATTTCCGTTGGTATGATGACAGACTTGCTACTTCTATTACTCTATCAGGTCAGCTTTCAATCAAATGGATTGAAAAAAAGATGAATGAGTTTATGAATAAGGTATGCAAGACAAAGGAAGTTGATTATGTGATTGCATCTGATACTGATTCTATCTATGTAAAGATGGCTGATATGGTAAAGCTTCTCAACACTGATGATCAGATGTTTATTGTTGGTGCTGTTGATGCTTTCTGTGAACAGAAGGTTCAGCCATTCATTGACACATGCTATCAGGAACTAGCAGTCTACATGAATGCATATGCACAGAAGATGCAGATGAAGCGTGAGTCAATTGCTAGTAAGGGTATCTGGACTGCAAAGAAGCGTTACATCTTGAACGTATGGAACAATGAAGGTGTTCAGTACAGCGAACCTAAGTTGAAGATGATGGGCATTGAAGCTGTCCGTTCATCCACTCCACAGGCTTGTCGAGATAATATTAAAAAAGCTATGGGCGTTATTATGTCAAAGACGGAAGATGATATGATAAAGTTCATTGCTGATTTTCGTATTGACTTCAAGAAGCTTTCATTTGAGGAGGTTGCATTTCCCCGTGGGTGTAAGAATCTTTCCAAGTGGTCAGACAAACAAGATATATACAAGTCAGGTACACCAATGCATGTTCGTGCTGCACTTGTATATAATAATCTATTGAAGAAAGAAGGACTAGGCAATCGGTATCCTCTTATCCAAGATGGTGATAAGATCAAGTTCTGTTATATGAAATTGCCCAATCCTCTCAGAGAAAATGTCATTGCATGTCATCATAATCTTCCCCGTCAATTGAATCTTGATAGGTACATTGATTATGATCTGCAATATAGTAAAGCGTTTGTTGAACCAATCAAAACAATCTTGGATGCAATTGGTTGGCAAGTTGAGAAGAGAAACACATTAGATGGATTTTGGGAGTAAAAGAAATGACAGATGATTTTGGATTTACGTTTTCTGATAGTCCAGAAGAAACTTCAAAAAAGTTTCAGGCAGACTTGACTGCGAAGGCATCAGATGTTATAAAGTGGAAGAGTAAATGTAGTGAGATGCATAGTATGATCATGCCTCTCTTAAATAATTTAAAAAGAAATCCAGACAAGCCAACGATCAATTGGCCTGATCGGGAAGATAAAATCAACGAGTTTATTAAAAAACTCAATTCAATTCTCGAAAGCTAAGGAAAAATATATGTCGTTAATCAATCGTCTACTCAAGAATTCAAAAATCAAACATGCGTCTGTTATTTCTGAGAGTAAAATCTATGGAAAGAAGGACATGATTCCAACTAGCATTCCTATGCTCAATGTTGCATTGTCTGGAAGCATTGATGGTGGTTTTACTCCCGGTCTTACTGTTCTTGCTGGTCCTTCCAAGCACTTCAAGTCTGCATTCTCTTTGCTAATGGCGGCTGCTTATATGAAGAAGTATCCAGATGCTGTTATGCTTTTCTATGACTCTGAGTTTGGTACACCAGAAGGTTATTTTAAATCTTTTGATATTGATATGGATCGTGTTGCTCATATTCCAATCACTGATATTGAAGAATTGAAATTTGATATTGCAACTCAATTAGAAAATATCCAACGTGGTGAACATGTCATTATTGTTGTTGACTCTGTTGGCAATCTTGCTTCCAAGAAAGAAGTTGAAGATGCAATGGATAGCAAATCTGTCGCTGATATGTCTCGTACAAAAGCTTTGAAATCATTGTTCCGTATTGTCACTCCTAATTTGACAATCAAGGACATTCCTCTTATTATTGTTAATCACACATATAAGACAATGGAAATGTTTAGCAAGGATGTTGTTTCTGGTGGTACTGGTCTCTATTATTCCGCTGATACAATTTGGATTCTTGGTCGTCAGCAAGATAAGGATGCGAAGACAAAGGAAATTGATGGATACAGCTTCATCATTAATGTTGAGAAGTCACGCTATGTGAAAGAGAAGAGTAAGATTCCTATCAATGTCACATATGAAGGTGGTATCAATAAGTGGTCTGGTCTTGTTGAACATGCAGAAGAAGGTAAGTATGTTGTCAAGCCTGTACAGGGTTGGTATCAGAGGTTTGATAATGCCACTGGTGAATTCATTGGTGAGAAAATGCGAATGGCTGATATTGAAAACAATAGTGCATTCTGGAAGAAAATGTTTGAAGAAACTGATTTCGCAGATTGGTTGAAGAACAAGTACACAACTGTTTCTGGTTCCTTGGTTCGTGAGGATGATGAAGATGGCGTATGAGAAGACCACAGAAGTATCCTATAATGGTATAGGGTTTGGTGGACTGTTGACAATCTTGTTCATTGGGCTTAAGCTCACTGGACAAGTTGATTGGGATTGGATATGGGTTGTAGCTCCTTTATGGGCTCCAATCGCAATCGTTCTTGGTTCTATTCTTCTTGTGGGTGCAGGGGTATTCCTGTATGCCTTTCTAGAAGTTTTCTTTAATTACCTTATTGAAAGGAAAAAGAATAAATGATTGAAAAAACAATTCTATCTCATATGATATACAATGAACCTTTCTCACGTAAGGTTCTTCCTTTTATTAAGGATGAGTATTTCCATAATCTACCAGATAAGGTAATCTATAATCTTATCAAGGATTATGTAGAGAAGTATAATGCGCTTCCTACAAAGGAAGTGCTTTATCTTGAATTGGATAACAGGGATGGTATCTCTGAGGGAGTATTCAAAGATTCAAAATCTATCATTGATGATATGGCTAAGGAAGATACCAATATCGAATGGCTTCTTGATTCAACTGAAAGGTTTTGTCAGGACAAGGCTATCTATAATGCTATCATGGCATCAATCAAGATTCTTGATGATAAGAAAGAAACACAGGGCAAGGGTGCTATTCCAAATCTTCTATCAGAAGCATTAGGCATTTCTTTTGATGTTTCTATTGGTCATGATTATATTGATGATGCTGATGACCGTTTTGACTTCTATCATGAGAAGAAGGAACGTATTCCATTTGATCTAGATTATATGAATAAAATTACCAAGGGTGGTCTTATCAAAAAGAGTTTAAATATTGCTCTTGCTGGTACTGGTGTTGGTAAGTCATTGTTCATGTGTCACTGCGCCACAAACAATCTGGCACAGGGAAAGAATGTCCTTTACATCACAATGGAAATGGCAGAAGAAAAGATTGCAGAACGTATTGATGCTAATCTTCTCAATGTCACTATTGATGAGTTGGCTCTTCTTCCAAAAGATGTGTATGATAAGAAAATCAATCGTGTGAAGGAAAAGACTACAGGTAAACTTATCATTAAAGAATATCCAACAGCATCCGCTGGTGCTGCACACTTTAGGCATCTGATCAATGAACTTCGTATTAAGAGAAATTTTATTCCAGATATTATCTACATTGATTATCTCAATATCTGTTGTTCTTCACGCATCAAGTCAGGCTCCAATGTAAACTCATATACGTTAATCAAATCTATTGCAGAAGAACTGCGTGGATTGGCTGTGGAGTTTTCTGTTCCTATTGTTTCTGCAACTCAGACAACACGCTCTGGTTATGGAAACTCAGACGTTGAATTGACTGATACCTCTGAGTCATTTGGTCTACCAGCAACGGCTGATTTCATGTTTGCTCTGATCAGTTCTGAACAGCTTGAATCATTAAATCAGATTATGATCAAGCAATTGAAGAACCGCTATAATGATCCTACAATCCACAAAAAGTTTGTTGTGGGGGTTGACAGAGCCAAGATGAGGCTGTATGACGTTGAACAGTCAGCGCAAGATGACATTGCGGATGATAAACCAGTCTTTTCCAAAACCAAGTTTGGTGGTATGGACGAAGAGAAAAAGAAAAAGATCAAGGGTCTTTTTGGAAAATAACACAGAAATCTCACCCAAAAGGTGAGATTTTTTACTTGACAAGCATTTTTATTCGTGTATACTACAGCTGTGTTAATCAAAAGGATATAAATAGATGACTGCATATGTTAAAAAGAAATCTTCATCTTATGAGCCTCATAACTATGAGTCTGTAAAATACAACGTCAACTATATGGATGTTGTATTAATTCCAGAAGATGAAGATGCTGTGTTGCAAGATATCCAAGAGTATGTTAGAGAATCAACACCTGAGTATGTCAGGAAAGAAACTTTGCTGTATTGATGGAGAAATAAAATGGATAACATCATTAAGACTTATAGTGTTGAATTGGGTAAATGGGTTGTAGGATACTGGATCGACAATACACGATTCAAGATTATCTGCTTTGAATAATGGCTCTTGAGAATTATATCATCAAGAGGATTGACTATCACACTGCTATGAAGATAATTGTTGAGAAGCATTATCTTCATAGAAAAGCACCTTGCAGTAATGCATTTGGATTGTTTCTAGATGATGAATGCAAAGGTGTTGTGGTATACGGAACACCATCATCTGCGCCTCTGAGGAGAGGTATTGCTGGTGATGAGAATATTAACAATGTAGTAGAACTTACTAGGTTGTGGGTATGTGATTCAGTACCAAGGAATGGTGAAAGTTTCTTGATAGGGAATACAATCAAACAATGTGGTAAGGAGATTGTTGTTTCGTATGCTGAGATAGAACAAGGACATTTAGGTATTGTGTATCAGGCAACAAACTGGTATTACACAGGACTATCTGCTAAGAGAACGAATTGGGTTGTTGAGGGTATTGATAAGCATTGTCAGACAATTGCAGATAAATACTCATCACAGGAACTAAAAGAAAAGTATGGTGACAAGTTTTATCTCAAGCCTAGACCAAGAAAACACAGGTATGTGTTTGTGAATGCGAAGGGCAAGAGAAAGAAAGAATTGTTACAGAGTTTGAAATATAAGATAATGCCCTATCCTAAAAATAGTTCTTGACATGGATAGAGATTGTGGTAATATGCATTATACGCTGTTTGACATTGTTGGAATAGGAAACATCGGGGATTCTCGCTCTTGTAGTGAGGATTCTTACCCCACTGTGGGTGTAACGATGTTTCTTCTAAAAGAGCTATGCGATGCTGCCACATCGTTAGTGGCAGCTACAAGATATCTCGTATGGGGTATGCAAGATAGCTCTTTTAGAAGAAACATCTTATTAGGTGTGGTGTTATGGAAAATTGCAGTGTTCCTGCATAGCGCACAGTCAATGGGTTCCTCTGTCCAGCTGGCACGACCAATACTGAGTTGTAACTAAAAGGTGGGGTTGCTCCTACTGCATAAGGTTGCAGAATAAAGCGAACGGTATGGCGGTCTATCCATATCCATAACATAACATCACACCTAATAAGATTACCGTGTGTAGCGCAGTCTGGTAGCGCATCTGCTTTGGGAGCAGAGGGTCGGGAGTTCGAATCTCTCCACACGGACCATCATTGGACTCTTAGCTCATTTGGTTAGAGCAGCGGTCTTTTAAACCGTTGGTGCTGGGTTCGAGTCCCAGAGAGTCCACCATTACGATCTGAGTTCCGTGTTTCCATGGATAAACGGTTCCAGAAAGTCATCGAACCGTGTGCCCACCGTGCGGCAGTCGATGTAAAACAAACCCGTGGCGCTTTTGGAGCCAATTAACGGTGGGATCAATTCGTGGTAAGGAAAGCCTATGGAATACCACTCGCTGCAGCAGTGTGTATGATAGGGTCGGAGTAATTAACCGACAAAAGGAGAATGGGAAGCTTGAACCGATAGGCGAAAGCTAGATACCTCACCTGCCACATCTATATAAATACCCAATACAAAACTATTGGAGTTTATTATGAACACAGTGATTACGCATTTTTATAATGAAGAATACCTTCTTCCGTGGTGGATCAATCATCACAAAAAATTATTTGATTATGGTATCATGATCAATCATGGATCAACGGACAAGTCTGTAGATATTTGCAAACAGATGTGTCCTCACAATTGGAAAATTGTTGATACCTGTATCAGTGAATTTAAAACAGAATACATTGATCATGAAGTGAAGTTTTATGAATCTACAGTTGATGGATTCAAAGCAGTTCTTACTCTCACTGAATTCTTTATGCCACCAATGTCACTAAATGATTTGAATGCTCGTATGATTGCTAATGATGCAAATTATATGAGGACTATTGGTGTGTGTATGGTTGATATGTTTCCAACTGATATACCGAATTATAGTCTACCATTGTTTGTTGAAAAGCATCATGGCATGATTACAGGATATCTTGATCCTTTAAATTTTTATAATCCAGATGCATACACAACCATGTACGGTAGATTCTATCATAATGATAGATATGGGAAATATGCTCCCGGCAGACATTGGTTGTCAACTGGTGAAGAAGGATATAAACCAGAAGATGTATTTGTTTTAAAATATAAGTACTCGCCTTGGAATGAATCATCAATAAATAGGATCATGCAATTTTCTTCTAAAATTACAATGGATGATTTGCAAAGAGGATTATGTACACCTCATATGCTAATATATGATGAGCATTGGAGTATGTACAATTATTTTAGAAATACTGCTTATGATTTGAGAATTGATCCCGCATTTTTAAATGCTTATAATTATTGTGCAAATCTATGAATACAGTTATTACACATTTTTATAATGAAGAATATCTTCTTCCTTGGTGGATCAATCATCATAAGAAACTGTTTGATTATGGTATCCTTATTGATTATAACTCTACTGATCGTTCTTATGAGATATGTAAAGAGTTATGTCCTTCACATTGGAAAATAGTTAAATCAGTAAATTATCATTTTGATTCTAAAAGTAATGATGCAGAAATTAAAATGTATGAACAAAGTGTTGAAGGGTTTAAAATAGCTCTTACTGTGACAGAGTTTCTTATTGTTCCACAACCATTAGAACATTTAAATAATTTTATGATACAAAATGATATAAATTATTTTAAAACCTATGGTGTGTGTATGGTTGATATGTTCCCAGAAGATTTACCTACATATGATACTCATTTGGTTTCACAAAAACATCACGGATTGATTTCTGGTTATTATGTTCCAAATGTAAAAAATTGTTTACAGATGGGACCTGATACTTTTGATGCATATAATACTTTATATGGAAGATATTATCATAATAAACCGTATGGTAATTATCTTGAAGGTAGACATTTTTTAAATGATTTTGGTAATAATAAAATCTTTACATGCTATGATGTGTTTACACTGAAATATAAATTCTCTCCTTGGAATGAATTTAATATTAAAAGGTTATATGAATATGTGGACAGATTGAAACACAATAATGATGATATAATCATTCCTCCATTTGATGAAATGACATATCTATATAATCATTTTTTATCAACTTCACATGATTTGACTGACAATTTTTCTTTTAAAAAAGCATTAGAATATACTACAGGATTATAATATGAACACAGTTATTACACATTTCTATAATGAAGAGTATCTTTTGCCATGGTGGATTGAGCATCATAAAAAGATATTTGATTATGGTATTCTTATTGATTATAACTCTACTGATAGATCATATGAGATTTGTAAAAGGTTGTGTCCTCCACATTGGAAGATAGTTAAATCAGTCAATGAAGATTTTGAACCAATTCCTTTGGATAAGGAAGTGATGATATATGAACAGAACATTGAAGGATTTAAGATAGCTCTTACAGTCACTGAGTTCTTGATCACTCCAATACCATTGAATGTTTTAAATAGTTGGATGAACCAGAATAATATCAATTGTATAAAAACAACTGGTGTTTGTATGGTTGATATGTTTCCAGAAGATTTGCCTTCATATGACAGACCATTGATTGAACAAAAACATCATGGTATGATTAGAGGATATTCCATCCCAAATTCTCTTTGGGGACCTGATCCATATAATACCTTCTATGGAAGGTTCTATCACAATACGCCATTCCTTAAATATCATGCTGGTAGGCATAATTTAAAGACAGGAAAGTGGCAAGATGTATATGATGTGTTCACATTGAAATACAAATACGCACCTTGGAATCCAAATACCATCAAGAGAGTTCAACAGTTCAGACCATTGATTCCAGAGGATGTTCCGTCCATTCATAAAAAACCAGAACAACAACATTGGGTCTTGTATGATATTTTTAGGAACACAGCAATAGATTTAAAAACTGATCCTATATTTTTAAATGCTCAAAATTATTGTGTGAACTTGTGAATACGGTAATCACACATTTTTACAATGAAGATTATATGCTTCCATGGTGGATCAATCATCATAAGAAATTGTTTGACCATGGGATCATGATAAATTATGCATCTACTGATAGATCATTGGAAATATGCAAAGAGCTTTGTCCTCCTAGTTGGAAGATTGTTGATTCAACAAACAGTTCATTCTCTGCTTCTTCTTGTGACCAAGAAGTTCAAGAATATGAAAAAACTATTAACGGATTTAAAATAGCACTCACAATAGGTGAGTTTCTTTTAACTCCTATGCCACTTTATGAAATGAACGAGATCATAGGTTCTCAAAATTATAATTATTTGAAAACTAATGGCATATGTATGGTTGATACGAATCCTGATGATTTGCCTACACATGATAAATCGTTGATTGAACAAAAGCATTATGGGATGATAGATAACTATACAGCGAATGAAATGAATGTTGGTATTGTACAAAATTCATATAATAAACTTTATAGTAGACATTATCACAATCAACCATATGGAAATTATAGCCCCGGCAGACATATTATACATGATTCTAATATCATAGAAAGAAATGACATATTCACTTTGAAATACAAATACTGCCCTTGGAATGAAAACACATTCAAAAGAATGAAACAATTTGGTAGTAGAATTCCTGAGTCAGACATAAAAAATAGATGGGGTATTCATTTTCTTTTGAGTCAAGAAGAACATGATACAGAATATGAATACCTTAAAAATCAAGCACACAATCTTACGGAAAATGTTACATTTAAAACTGCATTTGACTATTGCAATTCTCTCTGACCTGTGGTATATAATAAGGACAGGAGGAAAAAATGAGCGAAGCAGAACGGCGTGGAATGGTTGGGGTTATCAAAAAGTTTGATCGTGCTGATCACATTCAGTATGATCAGCTTGGGCGTGACGCTATGAAAGAATTCCTCAACAAGAAGTTTGACAAGTTCCGTACAATTGACAACCCCAATGTTCATGGTATTGATCTTCTTACCCTGAACGACAAGGATGAGGTTGTCCATTGTTGGGAAATTGAAGTTCGTCATGGAAACTGGCAAGGTGATAGGCAATTTCCTTTCAGTGAGATAAACTGCATTGAACGTAAGGATCATCAGTGGAGGCGTGAAGAAAGTTTCACCAAGAAAATTCCTTTCAGTCTTCATACCAAGTATGGTGTATCTTATGTTCAACTGAATAAAGAATGTACAAGGGCGGTTGTGATTGACAGTCGTAAAATTTTAGAGTATCCTCTTAAACCTTGGGCAAACCGTAAGTCTGATGGCGAGTATGTCCGTCAGGTTCCTATCAATGAAACCATTCAGGTGAAGCTGAATAAATAAAATGGAGATATAAAATGGCAAAAGAAAAGAAGACAAAAGATAGTTATAGCGTAAGTTATACTCTTCGTGATAATGACACACATGATGATATCGTTTGTGTCAGCATGAATTGGGAAAATCGTTCTCCAGAAGAGGTTAAGGTTAATCTTAACACATGGCTTGTTGCATCTGGTCTCTCTCTTGAAGTAGTGGATAAGAAGTGATGAAGAAATTCTTGATTGTTTGTGCAGTTGGTGTGTCATTGGCTGGATGTACAGTTAGAGAACAGCAACTTGCTACGGCTGGTGTTGCTGGGTTGCTTGTAGGTTCTGCACTTACTGCACCTCAACCTCGTCAAGTATATTATGAAGAGCATCGTCCAGTATATGTTCATCCGCCTCGTCGCCCACATTGTTATATGGTATGGGATCGTACAAGGTATGGCGATTATGTTCAGAGGCGTGTTTGTAACTAAGTATTTTTCCCGATAGCTCAGTTGGTAGAGCATTTGACTGTTAATCAGAGGGTCCTTGGTTCGAGTCCAAGTCGGGGAGCCATTATATAGGTTAGTCGCTATAAATAGACTCGTGTGGATCAACGGTTAGTCCACAACAGTTTAGCCCCCAAAGCATTAGCGGTGATGCACTGGTTTTGTAACCCAGAGAATCGAGTTCAACTCTTGATGGGGGCACCAAATTTAGGAGATACTATGAAAGTTGGTGATGTAGTAGAGTTGATTGATGAGAATGATTACGAAGGCAATTATCGTGGTCGTATGAAGGTGGTCAACATGAAAGGTTTGTCCGTTCTTTGTGATCATCCATATTATGACGAATTGCTTTGGGTTTTGGAAGAACAACTTGTTGTAATGGAGGAAGCAGATGACTGATAAAGACGCATACAAGGTAACGTATACTTTTTCTGTAGAGTATGAGAATGTTGATTTGCCTGATTATCCAAAGCATACATTAACAGTTCAATCATTTGATGGTACTGATGTGACACTTGATGTTGTCCTTGGTCAGGTTGAGACATTCCTTAAGGCAGCGGGATATTACTTTGATCATCTTGAGGTAGTGAAGGATTCGTATCTCAAGTAATAGCATTTGATCTGGATACTAGGATACGAGATAAAGTCGTGCGTAATTACCGTAACCCCTAGTCGCAATGCCAGACATATACGAGACAATATATAGAATGAGTTCCTTACTTATTGTGTATGTACGTGAGTCTCAGCTTTTAACATAGAGGTGTAACATGAAGAATATGAATATAGATGAGGTTATTGAATTCATTTCTAAGCAGAGTGATGAGACCAAGATTTATATTGGCGCTGATTCTGAAAAACTCAATGTTAAAGGTGTGTGGTATGCTGATTATACCCTAGCAGTTGTTGTTCATATCAATGGAAACAACGGATGTAAAGTTTTTGGTTCAGTCCATCGTGAGCGGGATTACGATACTACGAGGAAGGATCGTCCCCGTATGAGGTTGATGACTGAGGTTTATAAGGTTGCAGAACTGTATTTGCAGCTTGGAGAAGTTCTTGAAGATCGTTATGTAGAGGTTCATTTGGATATCAATCCTGATGAAATGCATGGTTCATCATGTGTACTTAACGAAGCTATTGGTTATATTCGTGGTATGTGTAATGTCACTCCAATGGTTAAACCTAATGCTTTTGCTGCTTCTATTGCAGCGGATCGTATGAAAGAATTGCTCGTTGCATAAATATATCATGTTCAAAAATAGAGGAAAATAAATGTCAATTAAGATCGTATCTTTTAGGGAATTTGTTGAAAAGTTGAATGAAAAGTTTAACGATGATGAAGTTTCTGTGGCAAATAAAACTTCTAGGTCTGGAGGTGCTGTTTCTGGTAAGGCATTAGTTCCCCGTCATGTTGAAACAGTTGCAGCCAAGAATGATGATATTTTAGATTTTGGTGCTGGTAAGGATGCTGTTCATGCAAAAGGATTGCGTGAAAAAGGATTTAATGTTACTGCCCATGAGTTTGGTTCTAATCAAAAGCAAGGCGTTCATGATCCAAAGGCTTTGGATAAACAATATCATACAGTTTATGCTTCTAATGTTCTTAATGTACAGAGTGGGCGTGAAATGCTTGGGAAGACTTTGGATCAAATTCATAAGTCAACACTTCCTGGTGGTCAGTTCGTAGGAAATTATCCTATGAGTCCACGTAAGTCTGATCTTAAGCACACAGATGTGCATGATGAATTGAAGAAAAGATTTTCTGATGTTAGTGTGATTGGTGGTACTAAACAAGCTCCTGTTTTCCATGCAAAAAATCCAAAGTAATAATTCATATAAATACATTATATACAAATTTAAATTAGGATTTTATCAATGATACCTTTTAAATCTTTTATCACAGAAGCAAAATCAGAACCAACTGAAAAATATAGAATACATAGTGATATCCATGAGGATGATCCTGATTTTACGCATGAGCATAATGTTCAACATTCTCTTTTTGGTGCTAATGATTATCTTCCATTTGGTCATTATACACACACTGTTGGTATCATAGAAAGTGTAGAAGATCATCCAACCAATTCTAAGAGACTTATTTTTAGAGTTGGCGATGAAAAAACTGGTAAAGGCTCTCCTATTGGTATCTCTGTCCCAAAACATATGTGGGAAGGCGGAAACGCAAAGGGTGGTACTCGTTCAAAGGGAATGAATGTACGTAATGAAATGCGAGCCAATGTATATGGGCATGATCATAGAGCCCCACTTGGTCTTGGTCAAATTGCTTCAATTCATAAGGCTCATTTAGAAGATCATTTTAAAAAGCCAGAAGAACATCAAATTAAAGATGAGACTGATGCAATTGAAAGACTTCATGCGGCTGGGCATCTAGATAGTAGAAGCACCCTTGATAAGGGTGAAAAAACTGATACTGTAAAGCATGAATATGATGAACAGGGAAGATCACATGTTGCTGCTTCATCTAAGGGTGTTGCTGGACATGCTGTATACACATCTGGTTCTGGTGTAAATCAAAGACACCATATTCTAAATACTTGTCCTGCCCAGACAAGAGGTTGTGGTGGAGGTGTTGATGCAGAAGGTATTGCCGATACATCAAAGGGAACTTGTTTTGCTCCAAAGGCTGAATCACAGTATGTGAATGCTTCTGTTCGTAGAGCCTGTCATGAACAAGCAAAGCATGATCCTGCAATGACTAAGGATTGGGCTCTTGCTCACAATCATTCTCTTCGTAAGGCAGGAGAAAAAGCTGACAAGACTAATGAGAGATTTTTGTTTAGACCAAATGTTGTTGATGAAACAGATAGAACTTCTCGTCATGCAATTAAAGGTTTGAACGCACAGAGAAAAGCAAAAGGTAAGCCAGCAATCATTGCTAATTCATATGGCAAAACTACTGAATTGCATGATCCTGCAAATGATTATCATGTTACATTTTCTAACACTGGACCAAAAGTTAAACATGGTGCAGAGATACCAGAAAATGTAACTAAGGATAGAACACGTATTTCTCAGACTGTTCATGCATCTGATGTTAATGGTAAGGACATTAAGAACGAAGAAGGCAAGTCTGTACCAACAAAGAATTCATATATGGTGACAAATATGAAGCGTGGTGGTGATATGGATAAAGCATTTCAGCAACATGTTACTCATGCTAAGTATTGGTCAAAGGGAAGAAAAGAAAGCGAACTATCTGAGAAAGAAAAGGGTGAAGGATCAGAAGGTCATTTTGATGGCAGTGGTAAGCCAACTACACCAGAAAATTCTCATTACGGTCATAGAACAATTAAGGGAACTGATGGTGTATCAAGAAGATATGATTATCAGAAGCAACATGTTCTTCATCCAAGACTTGTAAGCATCGGAAAAAATAAGGATGGTAGTGACCATATAATTCCAACTGATTCAAGATTCAAGGATAATGATTTTCTTCCAAAGGATAAAGATAGATATAAATCTAAGAATCGTAAGTCTGCGGGGGCACTTGTCATAACAACTCCAACAACTTCTACTAGCGATGTTCAACATCATTCTAATTTCACACATGATGTGAATGAAAATCATATCAAACATGCTATGAGAAATAATGGCGAGTATGAAATTGATAAGCCAGAAGATCAGGAACATGCCCGTGGTAATGAATATAAGGCACCACAAGAAGCACCAAAGAAGTTGAAGAATACAAAGGTTGCTGCTATGTCTGAACCAGCACCTTCTGCAAAACCTTCAATGTCTGATGCTCAATCTAAGATGGCTGCGGCTTCTGCAAAGATCAAGAGTAGCCCAGAGTATCAGGCTAGAGTTGCTGCTTTAAAGAATAAAAAGGTTGGTGGCGAATAACATATATAATGAATATGCGGGTGTAACTCAGTGGTAGAGTGTCAGCCTTCCAAGCTGTTCGTCGCTGGTTCGAATCCAGTCGTCCGCTCATAAGCGCCTCCGTTGTATAATTAGCATTAGAAATAAGTCTATTATACAACGGAGGGCAGCATTTTTAAAATGAGGATAATATGAAAAAAGTATTAGTGACAGGTGGATATGGTTATATTGGTTCACATACAATTAAGAGATTGGCTGAATGTGGATATATAGTTGATTCACTTGACATTGCATCCTCAACAAATAATATATCACCATTCGTAAGAAAAAATATGATTGGTGATATTAGAACTGATATGTATTGGGGTAATTATGATGCAGTCGTTCATTGTGCTGCATTGCTTGCTGTAGGCGAGTCTGTTAGTGTTCCTTGGTATTATGTTAATACAAATATCATTGGAACAAAAAATATCCTTAAACATGCTCCCACAGAAAATTTTATCTTTGCTTCTACTGCGGCTGCATTTGATCCAGCATCATCCCCATACGCACAATCAAAACTCTTAGCAGAAAGTATTATTAAAGAACATGCAAAAGAAAAAAACACAAATTATACCATCTTTCGATTTTTCAATGTTGCTGGGAATAATGGATCGTTTAGTCAGATTGGCAAAGCAACCCACCTAATTCGTATTGCTGCAGAGACTGCGGCTGGCACTAGACCTTATATGAATTTGTTTGGTACAGACTATGATACCAAAGATGGTACTTGTATCAGAGATTTCATTCATGTGTGTGATTTGGCTGATGCTGTTGTGAAAGCAGTTGACAAGCCAATGAATACAGAGTATGAATGTGTTGCATCTGGTAATGAATATAGTTGTCGTGATGTTATCAATACCATGAAGAATGTGACTAACATAAACTTTAAAGTTATTGAAGCAGATAGACGTTCTGGTGATCCAGTAACTTCATTGATGCCACCAGATGAAAAGATAACTGAATTTGTTGAGTGTCAACATGGACTAGATGATATGTGTCTCAGTGTGTTCATCACTGAAATGTTTAGACGGAAGGTTGGCTGAGTGGCCTAAAGCACTCGTTTGCTAAATGAGCGGACCCTAATCGGTTCCATGGGTTCGAATCCCATACCTTCCGCCATATAAATACTACATATCAGTGAAGTGTTACGGTAGCACATCGGTCTCCAAAACTGAGGGCGAGGGTTCGACTCCTTCCACTGGTGCCATTTTAATCATGAGGGTGAAATGAAAGTTCTTGTTATTGGTGCTGGTATTACAGGAATCACAACTGCATATAGCTTGGCAAAGCGTGGAGTTGATGTTACAGTAATTGATGAAGAGAACTACCCTGCTATGAAAACTTCATATGCTAATGGTGGTCAGCTATCTGTTAGTAACAGTGATGTGTGGACTACAGTTCCTAATTTGATTAAAGGTATCAAGTGGGCATTTACTAAAGATGCTCCGCTTCTTATGAATCCTTCTCCTTCTATTGCCAAATACAATTGGATTGCAAATTTTATCATGCAATCATTTACTGGCAATGCAGTTGAAAATACTATTGCAACTGCACAGATGGGATTGCAAGCTAGGTGGTTGTACAATAGGATTGTTGAAGAAGAGAATATTCAATTTGATTTGAAGAAGAAAGGCATTCTTCATTTCTACAAGAACGAAGAATATTTTGAAGCAGCAAAGAAAAGTTGTGAAGAAATATATTGGAGGATTGGTGAAGAAAGAAGTATCCTTTCCAAAAAACAAGTTCTTGATATTGAACCTTCTTTGAGTTATGCTTCTGGAATTATTGGTGGTACGTATACTCCATCTGATATGACAGGAGATATCCACAAGTTTTGTGTTGGTATGGAGAGAGTTCTTAGGTCAAAGTATAATGTCAAGTTTATGTACGGTAAGACTGCAAAACCTACAGATGCAGATGTATATGATCATGTTGTTCTTTGTGCTGGTGTAAAAAGTGCTGAATTCTCAAAAAAGATTGGAGACCCACTTGACATTTATCCAGTAAAAGGGTATTCTATTACACTAGAAGTTGGTAACGGATTAGAAGATGCGCCTATGGTAAGTCTTCTTGATGATGAAACAAAGATTGTTACATCACGATTAGGTTCACGATTTAGAGTAGCTGGTACGGCAGAACTTGCTGGTATTAACTATGATATTCGTAAGGACAGAATTGATCCACTAGTAAAATGGGTGCGTAAAAATTTCCCATATATATCTACAGAACATACTAATCCTTGGGCAGGGTTGCGTCCTATGACACCGACTATGCTTCCAGTGGTTAGACAGTGCAAGACAGTAGATAATGTATGGTATAATACAGGTCATGGTCATTTGGGGTGGACAATAAGTCCTGCAACAGCCGAAATGATTACTGAGTTGATATTGAATAAATAGAATACGGAAGAGTGGCAGAGTGGTCGATTGCTCTAGTCTTGAAAACTAGCATACCTTCACGGGTATCGTGGGTTCGAATCCTACCTCTTCCGCCACTTTTTTATCATGGAGAATGATATGATTTTTTCTAGTTTCTACAACAAACAGCTTAACCGTAGGGCAGAAGTCATTAAGTGTGACAATGGGTATCATGTTAGAATGTATACGGGTGACGTTCTAGAAGAAGTTCGTGATGTTTCTGATCATAGTATCTTTTATGCAGAAGATTGTGCAGAAAACTTCGTAGAAGGCATTTTTGATATTGACACTAAAAAGTATATGTGATAGAGTGTATAAATAAGTTCATGGATCAGTTCAGCAACCAAACGAAAATCTTTAGCAAAAAAAGACCCAAGTTGATCCAGTAAGTATTGAGTTTAAGATTGACCTTACAGCATAAAAGCTTTTGATCAAGCTAGTAGCTCCTGAGCTACGTATATATGCCCATGTGGCATATCGCAAGTGGTTGTTTCTACGGGCGTCCACTTTAAAAAAAATGAAAGTAGAAGTCAGTCTGTTTAGTTTTAGGAAGCATTCGGCAAACAATTATTGATTGGTTCAACTCCAATACCAGCGGTTCACGCTAGTACGCCTCGTGTGGGGCAACTGCTTCCTGTTGAGTTTTAGGTTTCCTTCAGCAAACATTTATGGTTTAATAGAAACTGCCTTTTGCGTGGTTTTTTAGCTGGTTCGATTCCGGCAAAGAGTGAAACCTGTTAAGTTTAGGATTGTTACAGCATATATGCACTTGACTTGTAATCAAACCTGCAAAGGGCAATCCTGTTGAGTTTTAGATTGGGTACAGCAAAAAGAATATAATTGGTTCGATTCCAATGCTCCCCACCATGAATACACTACGACCCACAGTGCGGATTATATGGGCTGTGAATGTGAGAATAAACCGTAATAATATCACCAGCATAGTGTATTCTTGATGGGGAGTAGGCAAGGTGCCCTTTCATTAGAAATAATGACTGATTCCCCAACCAATCTGTTGACAAATGTTTTGAATTAGTATAATATCAGTTTTAGGTTGTGTTCCGCATACAAATGGATCAAACGTTAGGTCACAGGTTCGAACCCTGTCGTGTCGCCAAAAGCGGATCGTAGCTCAGTTGGAAGAGCAAACGCCAAAAAGTACAACCTGTTAAAAATAGTAGTTGACGTTCCAATTAGTGTAGTATAAAGTGTGCATTAAGTTAGATAATGTCTTACGAAGCAGACATTATGAGTTTTAGGATCAGTACCGCATAAACGCTGAAAAGCACTTTTATTTGGGAAAAGCAAAGTGATCCTGTTAAGTTTAGATTCAGTTCCGCAAACAAACGCTGATAAGGCAATCGACTTGAAATCGAAAGAAAAGTTGAATCTGTTTAAAATGGAGAAGTGAAATGGAAGAGCTTATCAAACATAAGGCTGCATTGAGGAGAGAGATTACATATCTTACTTCAAAGCTTGAGGATCATGATACGGGGCATATTCGCACAACTATCAATGTGCTTGAACAACGTATCAAAGACATAGATAATTTTATTGATGGTCTTCACCGTAGAGCATTTGAATATCTCAATGCTCGTAATAAAATCAATCATGATAAACTTATAGCTTCTCAAGAAGAATCACTTAATGCTATGGTAGCTAACATGTATGGGAGTCTGTGAAATGAATACTTTTGTGAACGCTGTTATCAATCAAGAGGCTCGTACTGAGAATGGTATGAAGGCTCGTAAGTCAACTGCAAATCCTTGTGTTGATTTGTTCTTCAACATTGGTGCAATGCGTGGTAAGGATGTAATTCCTGCTTTTGTTTCTGCTTATGTTCATGATCCTGTTGCTGCAATTCGAATTGCTCTTTGGGCTCGTGATGTTCGTGGTGGTGCTGGTGAGCGTAAGATTTTCCGTGATATTTTGAAGTACATGGAGACTAACGATCCTGAGTCTGCCAAGAGGATTGTTTCTCGTATTCCTGAACTTGGTCGTTGGGATGATATGCTTGTTGCTAATGGTCCTATCAAGGATTATTCTTTCAGCTTGATTCAGTCTGCTCTTATGGATGGTAATGGTCTTGCTGCAAAGTGGATGCCCCGTAAGGGTAAGGAAGCAGTAGAGCTTCGTGAGTTCTTGCAGTGGTCTCCTAAGTACTATCGCAAGACTCTTGTGAACCTTACCAAGGTTGTTGAGTCTCAGATGTGTGCTAAGGATTGGGATAACATTAATTTCAATCATGTTCCTTCTGTTGCTTCTTCTCGTTATAAGAAAGCATTTTCTCGTAATACTGAAAAGTATAAGGAGTGGACTGCGGCTCTTGTTTCTACTGATCCAGAAGTGGCTAAGTCTGTTAAGGTCAATGCCGGTGCAGTGTATCCTTACGATGTGTTGAAGGGTGTAATTAATCATTATGGGCGTTATGATCAGTCTAACTTGAATCATATCATTGCTCAGTGGGATGCTTTGCCTAACTATGTTGGTGATGCAAACATTCTTCCTTTGGTTGATGTGTCTGGATCAATGACTTGCCCTGTAGGTCAAAATTCTAAGAGTTCTACTACATGTCTTGATGTTGCTGTTTCTCTTGGACTGTATCTTGCAGACAAGAACACTGGCAAGTTCAAGGACACTTTCTTGACCTTCTCTGGTGATCCTGAGTTGCTTCATCTTAAGGGCAACATTGTCCAGAAGATTGAACAGATGGTTAAGTCTAAGTGGAATGTGAACACTGACTTGCACAAAGCAATGGATAAGATTCTTCGCACTGCAATTGATGGAAATGTTCCTCAGTCTGAAATGCCAAAGATTCTTCTTATTCTTTCTGACATGCAGTTTGATTCATGCACTTCTCATGATGACTCTGCTATGGAAATGATTGAGCGTAAGTATATCCATCATGCTTATAATGTTCCTAAGATTGTTTTCTGGAATCTCAACTCTAAGGATAACGCACCTGTGAAGTTTGATAAGAGCGGCACAGCATTGGTTTCTGGTTTCTCTCCTTCTATTGTTAAGGCAGTTCTTGCTGGTGACATGGAAGAGTTTACTCCAGAGGCTATCATGAATAAGACCATCATGAATGAGCGTTATGCTTTCTAAATATTAGGGGGCAACCCCTAATATGGACCTAAACGAGAGTAACTGAGACAACTCGTTGCACTGCAGAATTGCTGGTAAAACCGTTAAATTCCTTCTCAGGATTTGCATTTAGCAGAGGTCCATTTTAATTTTGCATATATACAAACATGGGGACGTAAGCTAACGGGGAAACTGACGCTTTTGCAAGGCGTACTTGAGAGTTCGATTCTCTCCGTCTCCACCATTGTTATTAGGGGAAGTGAGTCCAGAGCGGTTATGGCAAGGTCTGCAAAACCTTTTTAGGTGGGTTCGACTCCCATCTTCCCCTCCAATAATGCATCAGTAGCTCAACTGGATGAGAGCAACGGTCTTCGAAACCGTAGGTTGTGGGTTCGAATCCTACCTGATGCACCATTTATATAAGGATATAGTATGTTACTTGATTGTTTTATGTTTACTAATGAATATGATCTTCTTGAAGGAAGATTAGAATATCTAAATTCAAAGGTAGATAAATTTATCATCATTGAATCAAACATAACTCATAATGGCACACCAAAGAAATTAAATTTCTTGGATAATATGGAACGGTATTCTAAGTATCTTCACAAGATATTTTATTATCCTGTCAACATTAATCCAAATGATTATGATTTCACTCTTGATCCAGATAAGTTATCAGTTCAAAAAACTGGATGGTGGGCAGTAGAAAATTATCAAAGAAACTGGATTGCAAGTGCATTACAATTCTTTGACGATGAAGATGATGTGATGGTAAGTGATCTTGATGAGATTCCTTTAAAAGTTGCAATTGATATGGCTTTGGTATATCTTGCACCTGATAATAGGTTTATTGGTTTCAAACAAGACATGCTCTTTTATAATTTTAATTGGGTTCAAGTCAATCCATGTTTTGGTACTGTACTTGCCAAAAATAAAACTGTAAAAGAAATGACGCCACAATGGATCAGAGAACATAGGTGGCAGCATCAGATACCATTTATTGTTCGTGGTGGATATCATCTAAGTTTCTGGTTTACACCAGAGATGATTCAGTATAAGATAATGAATGCACCACATCAGGAAGATAATACACCAAAGATTAGAGAAATTGGTAATATTTGTAGGAATATCTCATTAGGGATAGATATATATGAGAGGAATAATCCTCTGGTAGAAGTACAAAGAAATACTATAGACCAAGAATTTATGAGTGTTTTTCAGAGGTATGAAATAATAATTTAGCCCTTGTAGTCCAACTGGTAGAGGCGTTCGCCTTAGAAGCGAAATGGTGGGAGTTCAAATCTCTCCAAGGGCACCAAAATTTAGGAGTAAAGTATGTTAAACAATAGATATACACAATCAAAAATATTTCGTAAAGCAGATAATGCTTATGAAGTGAGCAAAATTGTTTTATTTGTTTTTTGGATGCCAATTATTGTGATGACGATTCTTTCTCTTGTAATGAATTAATGCTGCCTTAGCTCAGTTGGTAGAGCGTCTGATTAGTAATCAGGATGTCGGGAGTTCGAATCTCTCAGGCAGCACCATTTGCCCGCATAGCCAAATTGGTAAAGGCGACGGTCTCAAAATCCGTAATCTGTAAGTTCGAGTCTTACTGTGGGCACCAAAATAATAGTTGACAGAGTTATTTGGTTGTGGTATAAATAGAAAATAATGAGTAGGCTGCAGAGACGGTGGACTGCACTAGACTGTAAATCTAGCCTCTAAGAGCGTTGTGGGTTCGAATCCTACCCTACTCACCATTTTAAAAGGTTGTTATGAAAAAACTTGCTATTATTGGTCGTGGTACTGCTGGTTGTTTTTCCGCTATTCATTTTCTCAAATGGACCGATTGGGATATTGATTTTTATTATGACCCAACCATCAAACCTCAGACTGTTGGCGAGGGTATTAACTTAGCTCCTGTAATTGCTCTACGTAATTGTTTAAATTTCTCTCATGAAGACTTAGCTAAAGTTGATGGAACGTTTAAAACAGGTATTTGGAAAACTGGTTGGGGCGTAGGTAAAGAATTTATGCATACCTTTCGCCCTCCTAATGTCGCATATCATTTCAATGCTGTAAAGCTTCAAGAATATATTATCTCAAAAATTCGAACTGATCCTAGAGTTAAAATCATTGAAGAGAATGCTGTTGACGTTGATGCAGATTTTGTTATGGATTGCTCAGGCAAGCCGTCAAGTTATGATGATTTCAATAATGATGTTAGCATACCAGTAAATGCTGTTCATGTTACACAGTGCTACTGGTCTCATCCAATATTTCAATATACGTTAACTCTCGCTCGTCCTCATGGTTGGGTGTTTGGTATACCATTACAGAACAGATGTTCTATTGGTTATATGTATAACCATACAATTTCTTCGCTTGATGAGATAAAAGAAGATGTAAAACATGTATTTACTGACTACAACCTAACTCCTAGTCAGGATCATAACACGTTTCAATTTAATAATTACTACCGCAAAGAAAACCATCATGGTCGTGTTTCCTACAACGGCAATGCTTCGTTTTTCCTTGAGCCATTAGAGGCTACTTCTATTGCTATGATGGATACTATAAACCGTCAAGCATTTGATCATTGGACTGATGTTCTTCCTTTGAAAACAATAAATACTAGGTACATTGAAGATATTCAAAAAATTGAAAATATGATTATGATGCACTACTGCGCTGGGTCTATTTTTAATTCTAAATTTTGGGAGTTTGCTCAACCAAGGGGCGAGAAAAATATGAAACTAGCAATGAATAAACTTCAATTTGCTAATCTAGTTACAGGCTCTAGAAACTTTACTTTTGGAAAAGATGAAAATAAAATTAGTGAGTATGGTACGTTTGGTACATGGGAATTGCCTTCATTCAAACAAAATTTGACAGAACTAGGGTTATATGATAAGTTTATGTTGATTGAAAGGTTGTTATGAAAAAAATTGCTTTGTTTCAACACCACCCCGAATGTTCCAAACAATGCTGTAATGGTATTATAAGAGCATTAAGTTCCAAGTATGAAATAAAGATATTTACTGTTGACAATGATCTGGATGAGGTGTTAAATGACTGCGATGGACTTTTCTTTCCTGGCGGCATCGGTGATAGTGATAGCTACTTTGATTTCTTTACACGTACTAAAGCTAACACCATTGCAGCGTTCATTTCTAGAGGGGGCAAATACTTGGGCATTTGTATGGGTGCTTATTGGGCTGGCTCTAGATATTTTGATATACTTGACAACGTAGATGTAGTACAATATATTAAACAACCAAATGCTACTGTTAAACGTTCGTATGGAACTGTAGCATTTGTTTTTTGGGATTATCTTCCCTATCAGATGTTTTTTTATGATGGTTGTACATATATTGGTGATGGAAAGTATGAAACTGTTGCTACGTATGCGGATGGGTTGCCAATGGCAATCATTCAGGGTAATATAGGGTTGATTGGTTGTCATCCAGAGAGTGAAGAATTTTGGTATGAGGATCAATATAAGTATATAAATAAGTTCTGGCATCAAGGTGAACATCATCAATTGCTGTTAGAATTTGTTGATAAGTTAATGGAGCATTCGTCTATCGGTTAGGACTAGGGGTTTTCAGTCCCTCAAGAGCGGTTCGACTCCGCTATGCTCTGCCAAAATAGTTGTGGGTACGCAGATATAAGAACCCTCTAAGCAATCACAGGCTGCTTATAAATATGATGCTGTGCGAGTGGTTACTGGTGACACCCCTAAGCGGCAGGAACCTTAATAGAATTTGGTCCGTTGGCGCAGCGGGAGCGCAGTCCCTTTACACGGGAAAGGTCGGCAGTTCAATCCTGTCACGGACTACCATAATTACCTCGTGCTGACGAGTCCTACCACGTTTTAGCTTTGACGAAAGTGAGTGGCTGCGGTCAAGAGGGTGCTTGATACGAGGTAATATAAATAATATGTTCGGTATGATCCATTGATGACTTTTTTGTTATTAATTCATCATAAGGAGCTATTAAATGAAAAAAATATTAACTGCGATAGCTATGCTATTCGCACTCGTAACAACTGCATACGCAGATAGCGTTCTAATTATAGACGCACAATATGATCAAGTTACTAATAACGTCAAAGGCAGACTAGAAGCTGCTGGTCATACAGTCACAATCACAACAAATCTAGCATCTATTCCAACTGTCACAACAACATATCAACAGGTATGGGACCTAAGATATGCTGCAGCATTAACATCTGGTGAACAGACAGCTTATCAGACATATGTTACTAATGGTGGTTTTGCTTACTTCGTAACTGAAAATCCCGGTTGCTGTCAGTCAAGAAATAATTCAGTTGCAGCACTTATTACTAATCTTGGTGGTGGTACAACTACCATTGGTGCAAACTCTGCAATGACAAACAATATATCCAGCAATGTTAATACAAAGTATATGACTGCTGGTATCACTGTTAATTACGCAGCTGTTTCTGCTATCGTAAATAGTCAAGGCATTCCTCTTATCTCAGATGGTGCTGGTGCTGTTTCTGGTATGTCATGGATTGGTCGTGCTGGTAATCTTGGTCAAGGTGTAACAGGAACTATTGTTACTGTTGCTGACACTAACTGGCTTGATCAGTCCCGTTTCAATACTTCTGGTACAACTGCACAACAACAAAACGTAACTGCACTTGATGATATCATTCGTGGTATTGTTGCTGGTACTGTTGGTGGAACTATTAGTGCTAATGGTAATGGCGCAGCTGCATCCAACGGTGGTGGAAATCAAGTCCCAACTGTAGTAAGCACTGCAGCTGGAACACCAAAAGTAACTTCAATTAATTCTAATGGAACAGTCACTACTTCTTCTACTTCTACAAGAGGAACTACTGTTAATGTTTCTAATGTGACAACTGCACCAACTGTATATGTAGCTACTGCTAGAGATGCAGCTGTAAA